TGTGGTATCTGCCTTAAAGTTACCAGATGTGGAGTCATAATACAGTATTGATCCATCAACTTTTGCAGAAACGTCAAAAGTTAGACCACTAATAGATCCTGATGGACCTTGTGGCCCTTGTGTTGTGATCTCAACTGTAGTTACGTCAGAAATTTGACTTACAGTTACAGAATTAGGACTGCTCATGCTGTGTAACCCTCACTTATAAATAGTTTACCCTCTAAATAATAGTTTTTGCTACCACCAGGTTCTGTTAATAATACGTCATAAAACAAAATACTTGGAGTAAAAGTAGCTGTCTGTGTATCTGTAAGAGAAATATCTACAATCCCACCCGTTCTATTGGTGTAAGCTACTGTCCAATCTGCATATTTTGTGGAACGTGATTCATCATAAACTTGTGCAGCTACAGTATATCCAGTTAAATTTATTGCCGATCCAGTTGAATCTTTAAATGTGAGTCTAATGGGAAAGTCTGCTCTCCTATCAACAGTAAAATTCTTTTTTCCTGGAATTATTGCCATTACGTTGTTACTTCAAAAGCTGTTATTGTAGAAATGGTTTGTGCATATCTTTCATTAATTTGTTGTGCAGTTGCATTAAAATATGCAGTTCCACTTGATGAATGTCTTTGCCCATAAAGTGCATAGGTTGTGGCACTTGTAGTAGCAGGGCTATCTAAATAACTAAAACTTGTTGAAGTACCCTCCCAATAATTTGCAAATTTATGGTAAGAAGCACATCTTACAGGGTCAGAACTTCCAGCCGTTCCATCTCCCTTTGCACCCGAAATTTGTGAGCCTCCTTTATACAGTTGCCAAAATACTGGATAAGCAGAATTGTAAACACCTGATGCACCTATTTGAACCATTATCAAAACTTTACTTGCACTGCTTGATGGGGTTATTGATACAGTCATTCCTGTAATTGCAACATCACCAGTTGTTCCCCATGTAAATACGTCACTTTTTATTGTAGAAGCACATTGAATAATTCCACCATTAGCACCACTTGGCAGCCCACCGACAGGAACGATTGAATTGACTTTAAGTTGGCTCATGTTGTTGCAACCTCCATAACTGTTAACCAACTAGCTCCTCTTTCATAAGTTGCTGAATCATTGTCATTTACAGTCCTATTTAAGTAAAAAGTCCAAGAAGGTGAACCACCTGTACTCTTTACATTTATTCTGTAAGTTATAGCAGTTCCAGCAGCTACGTTTGGACTATCTACGATTGAAGAAAAATTCGTAGCACTCGGTGTAGATTCATTTTCACTACTAAAATATGCTAAAGTTAAATTTCTCGTTACTCTATCTCGATTACCGATAGAACCAGTTCCACTGGCAAAATAAGTTTCAGTACCTCCTACAACTCGTGCTAATTCATAAGCAAAATCATTATCTTGCCCATTAATTTCCGCAAAAACTTGTGCAGAAAAAATAAATTTTGAATTAGCCTGCGTTGAAGTTATGGCTGTATCTAAAGCACTTACAGCAAAATTTGTATTAGCAGAACTTATTGTGAAAGAAGAAGTAGTAGTTACATTAGTGTTTTTAACCTGTAATAACCTAGAAAAAGTACTTCCGTCAGCTTCTTGAATTTCGTTAACTCTTAATGTACTCATGGCTTAGGATTAGCGTCTTTAACAGCTTTTATGTGAGTTGCCCAAGTGCCAGTGGTATCAAACTTACCTGCTACTAAGTCTTTGTAGATCATGTCTAGCTGATTACCATAAGAGTCATACGTTGTAGAACCGTTGGTTGTTCTGTCTGTTTGATATTTTATTGCAGCAGCTTCAGCATCTAAAGTAGCTCTTGCAGCATCTACAAGAGATTGATCTAAAGTTACAGAATTACCGCTTGCATCAAAAGCACCAGCACCATCATCAATAGAAACTACCGTTCCAGCGTATGCTTTGTAAATTGCTTCGTGATCTAAGGCCATAGTCGGTTTTTAATTAAATTATACATGGAAGTTATCCTCCTGACACCTCCGTAACAGTAAGTGTTGATGCTTGTAAACCATCATAATGAGTTTCTGTTTGCTCACTTCCTGATCTATTCATATAAATTGTTTCACTAGAGCTATGACCTTTCCCTTCTAAATGATATGTAATTTTATTGCCTACAGAATAACTAGGAGAATCTAAAAAAGTAAAATGTGCTTGATGTATAGCATGGGTTTTCATTGCAGTTTGGTCAAAACGAATTTGTCTTGAAACTCTTGGTCTACTTCCGCTTGCATCACCTAAAAAAGGATATGCAGCATTAGAGTCGTTTATTTCTCTTACTAATCTTACTGACACCATAACTGCATCATTAGAACCCATTGCTCCACTAAATTCAACTAACAATTTACTGTTGGCTGCTTTTGGTGTAATGTTTACCTCCCATATAGAGCCAGCACCAGTTTCATCTGTACCTGCAATATTATTAAAAGAGGTACCTGTCCAACTTGCTGTGTCACTTTTTACGTTTGAAACTATTTGAATAATTCCACCACCGCCACCTGTAGGCACTCCTGTTGTTGGTACTATGCTGTTGACTTTTAACTGACTCATAATTTAAACGACTGTCCAGGTTTCACCAGCACCAACTGTAACTGTTACCCCTGATTGTATAGTAATTGGACCAAAGCTGCCAGCATTTTGTCCATTAGTAATAGTATAACTCTGAGTTACTGTTTGGTCATTTTCCCAAAAGATATTGTCACCTCCAGCACCTTGAGCACCAGCACCAGCAGCAGCCCAACTTAACGTTCCAGATGCGTCAGATACAAGAGCATAGCCAGAAACAGCAGCATCAGCAGCAGGTAATGTCCAGGTAAGACTTGAAGAAACCGTAGCTGGTGCTTGAAATCCTACATAATGACTACTATCAGCATCAGCAAACCTTAGATCATTTTGTGCCTGAAGCGTTAATCCATTACCATCAAATATCATCTGCTCTGTACCACTAGACGAAAATCCCATTACATTTGCAGATTTTCTAAATAAACCTAAGTCTGTATCTGTATCAAAACTTATAGCAGGAGCAGATGCAGTACCAGCGTTATCCGCTAAAAAAGCACCTGTCATAGTACCGCCAGCTTTTGATAGTAGCCCTAAATTTGCTTGATCTATATTTCCTATCTCTGTAAAAGCACCATTGCTTGAATTTCTTATCTTTAAAATATTTGTAGTGGTATTAAGAAAAGGCATACCAGCTACACATTGACTTGTAGCTAAGTCAGTAGATTTTGAATTACTTGATTGGATAGCAGCAAAAACATTATTAAGGTCAGTTCTTACATTTGCTCCAGAAGCATTTTCAATAGTGTAGTTTGTTACGTCAGCCACAATTAAATACTATTTTTCTCCATGTTAACCTCCTTTACCAAAACCAACAGCACTATAGGTAAAGTTCCTATCAATACTAGCATTACTTGAGTTTTTAAAGTGAACTGTAAAGCCAGTTCCAGATATATTACTAAGTTCAAAATAATCTCCTGATGCCATATTCTGTGCAGAAATATTAACAGATGGCAAAAAGCTATTAAGGTTTCCTAATGCAGATGTTCCAACAAAAAATGGTGCTGTGAATGTGACAGCTTTTGCTCCTGCTCCAGACGCTATTACAGAGGATTGTTCAGTTCTTGATTGCATTGTTGCTGTATATCCTGCTTGTTGTAGATTCATATTTTGTGCAGTATCACTTGTTTCTAATGTGATTCTAAATTGAAATCCTCTAGCTCTAAAAGTACCATTAGCAAAATCATTGAAATCTGTATAAGTAGGTGATCCACTTGGATCATCTGTTGTGGTTCGTACAGCTATTTTTGCATTAGCTTCATTAGCAACTGATCCATCAAAATCTGTCCAAGTATCTATATTGTCTGTTCTGTTATCAAATTCATCTCCAACATAAAAGCCTTCTCCTTGAAAATGTCTTTTTAAAGTAAGAGAGAATGTGTTACCAAGATCTAAAGTATCTACAAAGTCATAAGTACCACTAGTATTTGTTGTTGGATCTGTAAGTTTTAATCCACCAAGAGATGAATCATACACAACATTTGATTTGGCTCCGTTGTAAGGAGTTCCATCTGTATCTTCTCTATCAGTTTCTACAACGACAGAATCTAAAAGGTTGACAAGTGAAAGAGTTGTTTTTGCTTCAACAGCACTAAATCTACCACCATCATCTTGAAATTTTAAAAGGTAAGTTCCTGAAAGAGCAGGAGCTATAACTTCTGTAGCATTACCAGCTACAGCTTCAATTATATCTTGGGAAGATTGAAAAGTAGCGTTCGTTCCAGTTTGATTAGAATGTCTAACATATACTCGACCACCATGTAAAACATCAAGAGCAGTGGCTTGTCGAAAACGTAATCTTACAAACTGTTCATTTACAGGCTCAATAGTTAAATTCTGCACATTACCAGGAATAGCAGTTTTACCTTTAGCTGTAAACGTAGTTTCAGTTGGATTTGCAGATATTTCTCCTAATGCGTTATAAGAAAATACTTGAATCGTATAAGTTGCTTTTACAGTATCTAAAAGTTCAAAATCACTACTAAATACAACTTGAGAAACGTAATTACCATTCGATATTTTGTAATTAACAAGATATTGAGTAACACCGACTACTGGTTGCCAATCAACAATAAGTTTACTTCTAGCAATGTTATTTATAACAACTGTTTGTTCTGAAACTGTTAAGTTACTAGGAGGACTAGCTGGTTGATTTAATATTGATATTGTTCGTGTAGGTAAAGTAGTTCCATTTTCAATAAATGCGTATTTTCCTTCCACATAAGATAAGGCTGTAATTACATAATTAACTTCATCTTGTTCCTCTACTTGAACAACTCTAAATAATTGAGTTTGTAAGGTTGTACTAGATATTAAGTAAGGTGCATTTGTACTGGGTGCAGAAGAAAAAGCAGAATTTACTGTTAATACTGCTCCTGTAATATCAGTTATAGTCTTGGATTCAACTGTTCCATCAGATAAAATAACACTAATTGTTGGATTATCGTTTAAAGCTGGTAATCCTGTTTGCTCTAAAGCATCAATCGTAACAGTAGTAGTAGTTGCAGACACCACACGACCACCTCTTCTGGCTCCTGCCCTTACTGGATCGTTTATTTCAATAACAGAACCAGGTCTAACAACGACTCCAGCATCTATTGAAGTTGTAAAACTTACAGTTTCAGATTCATTTTGTTCGGCAAAAAGAATTGCTCGACCTAATCTTGCTGCTTGGTTACGAGATGTGCAAGCAAATGCTTTTACTTTTTTTACTATTGCTCCGAATTTACTTATTGCAGTAGCATCTTCAACAACTTCAAAATCAACCTCTTTTGAATCCATGTTGAAGTAACTTACAGAAATTACACTATTTCTGGTTTTTAAACTGCTTCCTGAATAGGAAAAACCTCCTTCTCCTACATTTGCTAAATTAAATAGATAGCTTGCTGATGTTTCTTTATCCTGTGCCAAAGTTATGCCTCCAGCAGACCAGATAGGCATACATCTCATAACACCAGCTAAATCATTTATCGCTGCAAAGGCTTCTTTAGGACTTTGAATATTTACATTGCAACTAAACCTAGCTTCTTTTGCACCTGATCCCGTTCCATCATCTACCTCTTCATTTGCATATTTACTAGCAGCAACAAAACTAAATAAATCTATGTTGCTATCAACTATATGATTACCTAACCCATACCTAGTGTTTGTAAGAAGATCGAGTAAGCACATCGCAGGGCAATTTGTGTAAACAGCAGCACCCATTACTCCATTAAAAACGTAGCCACTTGGATAAACAATTCTTCCAGTTTGAATATCAACTGTTGGAGTGCCAGTTCCAGAAGCTCCTGCTCCTGGTATTCTTACTTTTATTCCTCTAATTCGATACTTTCTCGAAGGAATACGATCAAACTGCTTACTGTCAAAACGAAGAGCAGTATAAGCACTATTAGCATAAGTTGAAGAATTATCTAAAACTTCCTGAAAACTTGTAAATTGAAAAGCATTAACTCTATTCGATTCTGTACTGTCTGCGGTTACACGAACCACTCTTATATCTACAGTTGTAAAACCACTTGTTAGCTCTATTCTGTGATCTCGAGCGTAAGCATCAGCAGTTCTACCAGAAACTTGGGCTGTTCCTGCTGTGCCTCCGACTTTATCTACAAAACCACCACTATCATGTTGAATTTGAATTTTATATTCAACCGTATCTCCTCTTAAATCTCCATCATCTTCAGCTACTTGAATTTGAGGCCAAGTCAAAGTAACAATTACAGCGTTAGTGTCAGTATTTGTAATCTGTCTAGTAACTGGAGAAGAAGTGGTTACAACAACTCCAACACCTGTAGGTGATCTAGTGTCAGCAGCAATGCCACTCATCGCTGTCTGATTTGACGTTCCAAAACGTGACTTAAATCCTACATCCCTAAAATTAAAGTCAGTATTAGCAGGACTACTGTTTGAAGCAGTTGAATTTAATATCGGAGTATCATTAAGAAAAATATCTTTTAAACTTGCGTTGTCATAAGCAGTTGTGCCTTTTGTAAGCCCTGCTTTTGATGCACTAGCAAAACCTTCTATCTCTCCTTCAGATATTAAATCTTGAACCGTAGCAAAACTTCTACTATGTAAAGTATCAGGAGCACGATACGGAGGGGGAGGGGGTTTAGGTCCACCACCACCAGCACCTTGAATGATTTTAAACTCGTCTGTCATGCTTCTACCTGATTAGTGTCAACTGCTGCACTTATTACAACACTTCCTGTAAATATTTCACCATACACTATTGGAACGGAAGTACCTGCTCTTGATGTATTTTGAACTCCACTAAAACTAAAAGATACTTGGGGATCAGATTCCGAACTAAATTCTTGTGGTTTTGGTAAAGGAAATAACATATCAGATACTCCTGATAAAGCTAATGCGATTCCGATATTTCCAACTGTTGCTTGAAACGCACTAAACCCTGTTGCAGCTTGAAATCCTAATCCAGTAAATTGAGCACCAGGCATGGCAATAGCTAAACCTATCAAAGCTGCTCCCAATAATACTTTTCCTAGACCTCTTCCTGCTCCTTTAATTACAGGTATAAAGTGTATATCTTCTTTTCCTACTGGATAATGTATTTCTTCTTTTTCAATATCATAATTACCCACTTTAACTTGGTAATAATTAGGACTCATGTAACTTTGAATTTCTGGAAAATTATGCACTAAAAAACTTACTGCTTTACCTACTGTATCTGCCTTAACTTCAAATTCTTTATGGCCTACAAATTTAGCTAGTTCGCCATACAATTTTATTTTACGAAGCATAACGTAACCTCTTTCCTGTGCATTTTAGCAACCACTCAGAATATGGCTCTCTACAAGATAGTCTATCGGTTAAATGATGAATTACATCTCCCTCAAAAAATAATGCTACATGATTTAATCCTGGATTTAAAATACTCATAAATAATAAATCTCCATCCTCTAAAGGTTCTTCTGGTCTTAATTCTCTAAAACCTGTTCTCCATGCACATCTTTCAAACATTGGATCTTTTAAAAATTCCTCTGGTGTAGTAGGTCTTTGCCAATCTCTTAACTCTATATTTTTATTTTCTTTATACCAATCTCTTACTAAACTCCAACAATCTGTTATACCCCATACCCATTGACGGCCCAATAATGGTGGTTTATATCCACAAGGCTCTAAATAAGCCCATTGTTCTGTTTTGGGATTAACAATATACCACGGTAAATTACTATCTTCACAGCTAATCTTATCTGCCTGACTAGGAGTAGGTGGTGTTACTGGATGACTATGAACTACCCCTACAATTTCCCCTGCATTATCAGCTTTTACATAATCTTCTGGGTCGATAATAAAACATTGATGATCTGTCATCGAAAGATTACGACAAGGATAGTATCTTTCTTTTCCTTTGATATTAAGTAATAGTCCACAACACTCTTTAGGATCTTCACGTTGGGCATGAAGTAGTGCTTTGTATTTCCAAGTCATCCTACAAACGTACCAATAGCAGGGAAAATTGAGCGAGTAGCTTGACGGCCTGGAATGCGAACTCCAGCAAGATCTGTAGGAGCAGCAAGCTCAAATTCAACAATCTCTCTGTTTTCTGCTGCTTTGCGATCTATAGAATAGATTTCTTGAGGAAACTCTGCTGTATTATCTGCTGTAGCATTTGTCCCGTCAGCAAAGTTAACAGCATCAATAAATTTAGCTAGTGTTCTTATCCTTGTAACTGTGGCTCCTGTTAAATCATTGCCAGTTGTTTCTTCATTAACAGATAAAAGTATTGATGAAATCAATCCTGTTCCATTACTAATCATTAGTTTTGGTCTAGGTAGCTGTCCTTTTTGAAAAGCAAAACCTGATGCTTGTACAGGAAATCTAAGATATTCATTGCCAGCCCATACTATTTTTCCGTTTGCATTTAAATTACTACCAGCGTGAAATCTATAAATTGTATTTGCACCATGCAATGCTGTAGATAACTGGAGCGTAAATAACTCAATAATTGCTGATGGGTTAATGTCTTGAAGACTGCTAAATATCTTAGAATTAACTGTCATTATGATGCTGGTTCAAATACTTGTCTAAAAGTCGCTTGAATTTTAGCTCTGTTATTGAAAGGTATTGATTTATTCCAACTTTCGCAAACAAATTTAAAGTTTGAAGCAGTTTCTTCAGGTAAAAAACCTTCAGCAAAATCAAAACTAGCACTATCGTTTGCACGAGCATCAAGAAAAGTTTCTATCTCATCTGCTTGAGTTTCAGATACTTCATAAGTAAAAGTAAATTCTTTTGGATTTTGATGTTGAGCTAATCCAAATAAAAGTCTATGTTCGTATCCATCAGCAAAACGAATAGTTCTGGTTTTAGGTTGAGATTTTTTACGCTGCCCATAAGTAGGTTTTATTGAAGGGAAAGTAGCCATTATGCAAGTATTCCTCCAGGTCTTTTTTGTTGTATTAATTCAGATTGTACCGCAGCCGAGATAAGTCGACCAAGTTCTCTTCCTCTATCTTCATCACCTTCAACTGACGAGCCAGAAGCATCTACATTAACTACAATGTTCGTTGATCCCATTGGGCTAACTTGACCACCAGTAGCTCCAGGTGAAAATAATTCAGGGCCACGCTCTCCAACGATGTAAGATTTATTAGGTTGAGCATAACCACCGTTAGCAAAAGAGCCAGCAGGAAATGTATTAACAGAGCCTAAACTACTATACAAAGCAGTATCTTGTGCGACTTGCTGTGCAGTAGTTAAAGAAGTATTTGTAGCTCCTCCTGTAACATTAAATCCTCCTCCTCCAAGCAAACCAGTAAACATATTAAATAAACCTTGCTGAAATTGGTTCGCTGCCATTCGTGCTGCTGATTTTATAAAGTGATCTACTATTGAATTAAACATATTTCTAAATGCATCATTAATAGACATTGTTCCTCTAATAATTCCTTCAAATGAACTTTCAAATGATTGAGCCATTGTTTGAGATAAGGTAATAACTTGATAAACTGGATTTTGTAATTTCAACATTTCATCTTGCAAATCCTTAACCCTATCTGTAATTGCAGAAATAGCTAATTGACCAGATTGTCCAAACTGACTGTTTGCTTCATTAACAAGACCTAACATTTCTCTTACTTGCTCTAACGCTTCTTTAAAATCTTTCATTCTCTTATTTCTACCCTCTTCAAACTCTTTCTGTAATTTATTTGCTCTTCCTTCTCCATATCTCGATGGATCACCACCTCCTCTAAACAACAACTCTTCAGCAAAATCCCTAGCTCTATCACTAAATTTTATTTGTTTTGCTTTTGCAACAGCAATATCATTTTCTGCTTTTGCTCTGGCTTCTGCCAATGCTAATTCAATAGTTGCACTATCAGCAATTAAATTCTGATTTAATAATTGTGTAGCGACTTCATTACCTATTTTTGTTCTAGCTTCAAAAATTTGATTAGCTAATTCAGCTTGTCTGTTTGCACTAGCTAAAGAATCAAACGCTCCTGAATCGGCTCCAAAAATCTCTGTTAAAGATTTCGCAACACGGCCTGAACCAAATTGAGCAAAAGCTCCTAATAATCCAAAAGCTTCTTCTTTTGTAACTTTAAAACGATTTGCAACTGCATCTATATCTTTTGCCGTGAGTTGAGCACCAACACTAACATCTGAAAAACGAACGTTTAAAGCAGCTAATGATTGATTAAATTTATCGTTTTTATCAATAGCTGTGCCTAAAGCAGTACCAACAATAGATAAAGCAAAACCAAACTGTCCACCTATAGCTCCACCAGCAAGTCCACCAAGTCCACCACCAACTGCTGCTGCTCCTGTTTGCCCAAATAATAAAGGGAAGGCTCCACCAATAGCTGCACTAGATATAGTTTGACCAAATCTTTTGCCTCTTTCTTTTCTAGCTGTTGCGTCTTTAGCTTTTGCTAATTCTCTTTCTACTACTAATTCTGCTTTTGCAAGCGAAATTCCTTTTTTTTGTGCAACTCTTTGTACTGCTAACGCTCTTTCTCTTTTTTTTAATTGCTTATTGTACTTTTCTTCAACTTTTACTACATTTTCTACTGCCTTATTAAATTGATCCGTACCAATAGCAGCTTTATTAAGTTGTGATCTAGCATTGCTTACCTCTTTTGATAAATTATTAAAACTCTGAACAAAACTACCTTCCTTCTTCTTCCTACCCATCTTCTTATCAACTACTCTATTAAACTTATTAATTTCTTTTGATAAAAGATTAGTCTCTGTTCTTAATTTCTTTATTTTTTCAGCACCTTTTAGGGCTACTTGTAAATTGACTTCATAATTAGCCACTTCTTAAAATCAAAACATTTATTTCATTCTACCTCTTTTCCCTTTCAAAGCACTACCTCTTTGTGCTTCTTGTTGTGCTTTCTCAAAATCTTCGTGTTCAATTTCTGCATAAGCAGCCCAACCTATCATTTCTTCTACCGTTAAAGTTTCTGATAATTCGGCAACAGTTTTACCTAATTCTTTAGCTAATGAAAAAATAAACTTCCAATCGTTATTAGCTTTTCAAGTCGGCTTTAGCCTCTGATACCTCCTTAGTTTGACCAGCTTCTATCATTGCTAATTGTATTTCTTGCAAAATATTTGCTTCAACTTCTCTTCTCAGAGATGCTTTATCACCATCTTGAAAAAGCCTGTTACCGTCTTTATCTAATGCTTTTGTAATCATTAAAGCCAATGCAAAATCATTTGGATCGTTAGCATCTGATTTTTTTGTTATTGATTCTCTTTCAGCAATAGTAAGAGGATGCCAGTAAACACTTAAAATTAGTGTTCCATTTTTTACTACGTCATGTTGATATAGCTGGCTTACACCAAAACTATTTTTTAAAAGTTCAACTGCTCTAGTCATAAATAATACA